AGTTTTTCTATAGTTTTTCACCTAATCCCCGTTTTATAGTTTTGATTAGTATTTGTGCTCTTAACTTTAGTGCTTCCAGCTCGTTCTTTTCGCTTTCCAGCGCGGACCTTGCACTATCCAGTGCGAGTTTGTCGGAGCTGTCCAGCTCCCCGTCCCGAGCTTCTATGTTAGTCCCTTTGTAGGCAGGACTCCATAACGCTGATATTTCACCAAGTTTTTTCAAACTTCAGGATTTCCCTGGTCGGTACCGGCTTGTCCATATTGAGCCACTTTTCTTCTTTGAGCCGGAAAGCAAAAGACATGCCCGACACATCACCGCGCGAAATTGCTGAGTAAAGTGCCTTAGATTCTGAATTGTTTTCAACGTCCAGTTCAGCTCTGAAGTGTAATCCCTTGCTGTCTGGCGTGAGTGTCATGGTAGACTTGCCGTTGTTGCGTCTACTCCTTGCAAGAGGTATCTTTTCTTTCTGATGATGTACAAACAGAGGCACGTCAGTCAGATCCGCGCCATCAAGCGCACCTTGTCTCACAATTTCATTGAACCAGCCGCCAATGCTCGTCAACTGGTCATATACAACGGCGTAACCTTCGATGATGTAACCCGCGTCCTCAGTTGGATCAATTGCTCTTAACTCAAGCACTTCGTTGTATCTCGAATACTGCTGATTTGCTTTGTTTGGAAGCTCTTTGTTATTTTTCACTTTCTGCACCTCCTGCGCTTGCGCCTGACTTGCTCTTTTGATATTCGTCAATGACTTTTAAGCTGACATAGTTGAGGCTCTGTAAACGCCTGTCACCGTCTTCAAATGGCTGAATACCAAACATCTCGTTGATCTCATTTAGATTCATAATGCCGGTCTCTTTGGCTAAGTTCGCCAGCTCAAGCTTGTCTTTAGTGGCCATATAGTTAACCTTGCTGTAATAGCACTTGATTCGATGGCCGACATCCTGTTCACGTCCGCTGAAAAGGCACGCCGTGGCTGCCTGTTCAAACTGGACAATGAAATCCTCAATGACCGTCTGATAAAAGGCACTGTGCTGGTCGCCGGTATAGTCACCCGAGATGATTGCGGCTGATATGCCGTAGCGCTCCCGGATGATCGACTTTAAGAAGTTGAGTGCCGTTTCCGGTACGTTCGCTGGTGACACATTGACCGGCGTAAACTCACCCGCCAGATCCGTTGCCACAATGCCGGACGAGGTTGAGTGAATATGGCTTTCGAAGTCCGTGATCATCTTGGTCAGTTTGTTCTGATCCGCTAGGGTCTTGGCAGAATACACACCTTTGATTTGCAAACTCGCCTCGATGCTCTTAGGCAGGCCTTGAATGACTTTGTCCAGGGCATTGATTGTCCTGGTAATGTCGTAGTTGTTTATTTGTCCCGTGTCATCCCCGCCGCCAGCAGTTAGGTTCGTACCGCGCCTCCACCTGAGATGAATGAGATCCGCATAAGGCAGGACGTAACTGGACCCGTCGTTAAAATCAAACCGTATTTCCCACGGCTCGCCGTTGATCTCACCGATGTAGACCGCAGATGGATTGAGCGGGTAAAATGCTGTGAATTTCTTAAATGTTCGACCGTCCGGCATTTTCACAGAATCATATTTTGGATAAATGAAAGCATTGCCATTCTTGCGCCTGAGCCACTCAACACTTGAGATAAAATCACTCGTTGTCTGCAGCGGGTTCGGCTTAAAACGAAACAGCCTGGTAATATCGTCGTTTTCAATCCTGACAAAATTGCCGTTTTGCACGACGCTTTTAACATCAATCTTTGAAACTTCGCTTGCCACCCGGTCAATCGCGTTATTTACAAAGTCGCTGAGATAAATGTTGCTCCCAAAATCAGAAAGAATCGGTCTTGAATTTGAATACCACGACCTATAAGCCGCCCTTTTCAGTGGTGGAAATATTGATATCAGATAATTAAACAGCCCCAAATTGACACCCCCTAACTTATAAGGCTCATAAACTCAGATCTAAACCATTCGAGCGTTGCATAAGCGATGACCTTTGAGGCTGTACCGTCAATACGCTTTGTTGTTTGCATCTTGTGCGGAGCAATGCGGCCCATGTTATCAAGCTTGATGCCGGTATTTTTAAAGCACCACAAGCATACCGGATTGTTTTGGTAGTTTGCGTTTTTGTCCCTCATGTCCGCCTCAAGTGTCCGCATTGGATTGTTCAGGACTTTGGCTTCCTGCGGAATGTTGATGGTGATCTTCTCGCCAAAAATCTCAATGTACCTGGACTGAAAGTCTTTGGCGTATCTATTGTCAAAGCCGGATTTGTACGGCTTGAGATCGTATTCCTCAAGTAATTCAAAGTGCCAATCTGCGACAAGCGACGTGTTGACCGCGTTTCCTTCGACAATTGTCAGCCAACCGTCTTTCGCCCACTGGCGATAATCGACATCATCCGGCGCATTGTCTAATTTGCTTTCTGGAATCCAGTAACGCGTATGCAAATAAGTCTTGCGGTCGTTCGGTTTCTTGAGCAGGATCGTCGAAGAACATAGGTCTGTTGTTTCCGCGAAGTCATTGCCAGAAATATAAAAACCTCCGACAAATTCTTTTAAGTCGAAGGTATCGATGTTGACTATGTCACCAAGCTGCAGCCACGCCTGAGCATTTGACTGTTTAATATTGAAGTCCTTTGCCAGCATGAACGCCCTGGTGGCGCTGTTGGTTTTAGATTCCTCAACAAGCTCTTCGAGGAATGACCATTGCTTTGATACGCCAAGGTTCGGATTGCTTTTAAACCATGTTGTTTTATCCTGCCAGATCTCTTCTTCGTTGTCCTGGGTATAGAGCCACACGAGCCAGCGCGGTCTTTTGATTTCGCCTTTAAGCACCTGGCGCGCATCCTTTAGGAGTCCGTCCAGATATCCGTCTTCAGTGAAACCCTCTGTGGTTATTTCGTTGAGCATCGGCTCCGGCTTGGTAGACATCGACTGCCATATCGGCATGACCAGGCTGTTGTCTTTCATTTCGTGTGTCTCATCGATAATCGCTTTATCAATATTCTTGCCTTCCTTGGCTCCGGTCTTGGCTGAAAGCTTCTTGATCTTGGCTTTATTCTGGTAGCTGTATTTGCCCTTTTTATTCTTCTGCTTCGGGTTACCCATGAAGATGCCTTTGATATTCTTGCGGCTGACCTTCATAAGCTTCGGACTTTCCTCGCGCATATTGTTGATTTCGTCGAAGATGATACCGGCTTGCTCGTAGTCGTTAGATGCGCAGAGCACATTGGTACCGACATTGCCGCAGAAAAATTCAGCATTACCATCAGCTGCACACAGCGAGGTCTTACCATTCTTCCTGCCTACCATGAGTAGGCTTCTGGTGAAGCGCCTAAACCACTGACCTTCTCTGTATAGATAAAAGCCGTATAGCGTTTCAAGGTATGCCTTCTCCCAAAGCTCAAGCAGGAACGGTTTCCCGGCGAACGGACTGATGCTGTGTTTGCATTCATGCTCGATGAATTTGATGCGCTTATGAGCTTCTGCCACATCGTATTTATAATTCGGATCCTCAAGATCGGCCATTAAGATTTCAAGCATCGCCATTATCTCGCGTCCGACGATGATTTCACCAACTTTACACTTGTCGTAGTACTCGACAAGGTAACTATTCATAATCTTCGAGTCCTTCATCTTCATCATCCATTTCAACTGCCAAATGTTTCATCAACTTATCCATGATGTTTGTGAGGGCCGCGGAATGCTTTGAAATCTCGCCCGAAACAGGTAAAGTCTGCTGAATAGCCGGATTATCTGGATGAAATTTGACCAGGCCAGATACCAAAGCTTGCTCATTAAGCCGCCTCAAATAGATTCGTTCGTAGGCTGCCTGTTCGATCAGCGCATCCAGGGCGCGCAGCTTGTAATCATCCGCACCGGGAAATTCAGCTTTTAGCCTCGCAATCTCGACCGACAACTCGGAAGTATTCATTCTCTCACCCGCTCTTTTTTGATCTGAAATATTTAAAAATGAAAAGTCAAAATCTTGATGTGTATCACGCAGAGGCCCACTCTCAGTATGTCAATCGCAATAAAAAACACCGAGGACGGGGGGCTATGTGTATCTCTCCCACCAATCATCGATGTATTCAAGCCACGCCCTAGGTTTGCCGCTTGCCTCAAGGCGTTCTATGCACTCTGCCTTTGTCGCCTCGCAATAGATAAGCTCTGCGCCAAGGCTCTGAGCAAGCCGCTCCCGTTCATACTTGTCAGGATAACCGCCGATAATGTACGCATCGTACCACTCGCCATACCTCATCTTGATCTGGCTCAGCAGCTCGTCACGTATCTTAAAGACGTTGAACCTTACGTTGTTTGGTTTGACATACTCGCCCTGCAGCGTGATCGCTTGCCACAGTGCGTCCATATCCATGACAATGTCTCCGTACTGCATCATGTCTTTGACCATGGTTGTCTTGCCTGACAGTGGCGATCCATACACAATATAAACGTTTTGCTTATGGCCAAAGCGCCTGTGTTCTTTGTTATGCTCTTTAAAACTGATGATCTCAATGTTGTCAGGATTAAGAGATACTTGAGGATCATCCACATTGTCCTCTGTCAGCAGAGTCTTATGATGGCCTATGAGCTGTGACATATCATCAAACATTTCGCCAGTGCGTTCACACTTGCCACCGCGTTCGATCTTCAGTCTCATCGCAAGATCACGCCATGGCTTGCTGCAATAGAAAGCATGTCGTTTATCCATACTGATCACCAATACTTCTTCGCATTGATTTCCTTCTCCATCTTGAGCTTCTCGTCATCAAGCTTCTCTTTGTTTGCGTTTCTGCGCCACTTATCAGACCTTCGGTTGTTGAGCCACATAGCCATAGCTAGCGTGTCAGGCGGAATAAATGTATCGAGCTCAACAACCTGTACTGTCTCGCGTTCGCACCTGTTTCCATTCTCATCGTAATAGATTTCTTTACACTTAAACGCCTTGCCTTCTTTGACATAATGACCCACACACTTTTTATACAGACTGTTCTCAACTTCATAATCAACGATCTCTTTT